CATTGTATTTGGCTTGAGCACCAAAAATACCAATGGTATCTACACCAGTTCGGTTCTTTTTAAGTCTTCCGTTTGTCAAAATATCATTGACAATTCTGAAATATTCTGTGTCTACTTTATTCATAGTTTCTTATTTCTTTACTGACATTTGCCAACATATTAACCATAAAGTTATAGAATTCTGTGATTTCTTTATTTTCCACGGTTTTGTTTATTAGAACATCTCTAATGTGTTGTCTGACATCGTTATGTTCATCGTTGAATACTGGACATTTGTTTCCGTATCTTATTTCCATTTCAACATCTCTGATGCATCTCATGTGATTAACATCATTACGGTTGAATATTTGTATATCTACTTTGTTCATATTACTTATTCAATGTATTATCGATAAAGTCGATGGCCGATCTTTCCCACTCTGCCACATCGGCGATATCGGGTCCAAACTTGGCATCATATGCTATAGTGACAAACTTATGTGTAAGTTCTTTATCACCTTCTTTGATTACAAGTTCACCCTTGTAAGGTTCAACTCGTTCAACGTAAATTTTATACTTTTTATCTAATTCTGCTTCCCAAATGATATAATTCATATTCAACTAAATTTCAAGTTTTCATCTTGGGTATAATTGACACTGGTGGGTTCTTTTTTGACGCCTGAATTGAGAAATTCAAAACTATAAGAATACTTTCCAATGTGTGACAACTTTACCCGTGTGTCACTATACAATGGTACACCGATTTGTTTTAGTCGATGACAAAATGCAAAATCTTCACCCAGATATTCACCATCAATCAAAATTGGAAAGAAGTATGGATATACGTTATATTGTCCACCCCAAATCTTGACCTTTTCCATGTTCAGTTCTTTTGCCATCTTTTCATATACACTACGATGCGTATACATGAATCCAGTGGCAGCATAGTTAACTTCGTATATTCCTCCATTCTCACCCAATTGAACGTTTTTGTTCTTAAATTGAGTAGTCAACACTGGCCATCCCTTTACACTATAAGGTGCGCTCATAAATGTAAATCCATGACTAATCAATTTTTCCACATCGTAAGGCCAAAACACTACATCAGCATCAATCCAAAACAAATGTTCAAAACCAGCATCAAGTGCTTCTTGAGCCATCGCACACCGTCCCTGATCAATAGCAGACCAACCATACTTTCGCCATACTGTATAACCCATCGATTCCAATTTACGTAACGCATCATCTACGGCGGGTTCAATGTGATGTCCAACAGGAACCAAAATTACAGTTGAACTTTTAGATTTTGCGGTTTGAACGATAACTTCTGACGTTTTCTTTTTTGAAAACAAGTTTCTCACAAATGATTTGATTGATGTAAACATATTTTTGATATATAGTTAGTTTCGAGTGTAACGAAATATTTTATGTCCGTCTTCTAAAGACGCAATTAATGTAGTTTGATTCAATGAATCGCTAAATGGTGGCATATATGTGTCTCCATCATAAGAACCATTAACATGCGTAACATAAAATTCTTTGATAAAATCCATGAATAACGTATATGTCTTTGCACCTCCGATAACAATAACATCTCGTTTTTCTGCAATTCCCAACACATCAAACAGTGACACCGTACACATTGCTGTGTCATTTACTGGGTTGAACCATCGATCCTGAAAAGAATCGGTCAATACCAACAGTTTACGACCCGGCAAAGGTGGCAAAGTTTTGTATGTCGTAGACCCAACAACAAGATATTGATTTGCTGTAAAAGTCTTGAACCACTGAAAGTCTTCTTTGATGGTAGGCCAGGGAAGTCCACCACCCCGTCCGATTAGACGGTTATTATCCATTGCTGCAATTGCTTTAATCATGAGTTTATATATTCTTTGGCTTTGGCCAAAGTTTCAAGGACATCGTTAGTATCGGTATCAATATGCAAGTAATTATTAACCGGTGGCGAATAATAGTCAACCATTTTACCTTCTCGTTCACGATTCGATTTCAAATAGATTTCTTTAACGTTAGTCTTTGTTTTAATCCAATCACGTTGATCACGAAATGGACTAACTACAGACACAATATTGTAATCGTATTTGTGTTCATCAACCAAAATATTGGTCATGATTCGTTCTATATTTAGTCTACGTCCAACCCGTGAGTAATCATTGTTGTCTGTCAATTTACGAAACATATCACCGTCCATAATCCGACAAGATTTGTGTCGGAAATAATCACGCAAATTTAAAGCCAGTGTCGTTTTTCCACTAGCAGGTTGTCCTGTAATCCAAATTATCATGGCAACGAAAAACTTCTATTGTAACTATTGACGTAACTAACAATATTCTTTTTTCCAACGGGATTCATGCTGTGTACAGCAAACCTCGGATGTTTGATTCCCTTATTCATACACTGGTTGACCAAAAACTGAGCACACTCGTAGCCAGTCTTTTCCCGATACTTGTTATAATTGATGTCGTTCTGGTTTAAAGTAATGATGGGTTGATAGTGTTGATCAGACAAATCGTGGTCATACGTAACAAAAGTTGGAATGCCTTTGCTTACAATCGTATTACGAAACTCTTCGTAATTTCTTACGATAAGCCATTCAACTGTAGGTAACTTAATCCAAGTTACATCTTCTGGAACTCGGATGTCATCCAAAAAAATATTGTAGGGTTCTTTCATAGTTTTATATAGATTACTTCACAAAATGAACAATGTCAAATCCTTCTTCTCTGGAAGGTGTAACATAATTGTTCAACATACGTTCAATAACATCAGCCGGAACGTCACGTCCACCCTCTGCCCCACGCTTTTTATTCCGTTCAATAAGAATGTCCTTGTCAACAATAAAAACGTATGCCTCAAGAACAACACCATATTTTTTTGCTAATTCAACCCAAGGTTTTCGAGCCTTACGATGCATATTGGTCGCGTCGATCAACACGGTATTTCCGTTTCGGACCAAACTATCTGCTTCAGCTTCCATATATTGGAAAACCTTACCGCTCACGCTTTGATCGTTTTCATCTCTTCCATAGACTGCTCTAAGAGCATCACTACTAAGTACACTCACATGCGGGTGGGAGCGGTTGTATTTTTCAATCCAAGTTGACTTGCCACTACCGGGAGCACCAACCATAACAATAATTTTATTCATTTTTATCCGTGTTTCAGTTCAAACTGTTCGCTGATAATCTTTCCGGTCAAACGTCCTTTTAGAGTCTCACTATAAGTCTCCACAAGAGGACGAACAACAATTCCCTCAGCAAAATTGCCGTTCTCGTACACTAAGTTATTTGCCATCTCTTGAAGTTGAGGAAGAGTCTTGTTGAACTCTGTACCAACATCCAACGTTTCAACAATAGGAACGTAATTGTAAAAACAAAATTCCTGTAACTCAGTCCATCCAAGATACATACCCTTGTCAATATCAAACAAGTTAAATGCTCTGAATTGAATTTCGGACACACCCAACAAGTTGCCGTTAATGCCAGGTCCATAAACCTCACCTTGTACGGCAAGATTTCGACCAGACGCTTTCAGTTTCTCTTCAAGACCATACTTTTCAGCAATACGCCAAAAAGCGTTTTTCTCGTCGTGTTTCAACTGATAGTTACGACTGCACACTCCAAACAGACCATCCTTGATGTAGTAAGTTCCACTGCTACCATCAACCTTAACGGTGATGTAGTACGGCTTACCAGTCAACTCATCAATGATCTCTGGATTGTTCTTGATGTTGTCTTCATCCGTCTTGGGAATGTAACTTGGTCGTAATCCAAACACTTGGCCAGCCAATTGAGCCGGAAGAGGCTTTTCGTAGTGTTTGGCATAAACATATTGACTCACATCACTTCCGATAATGCCCGGTTCAGAAAACACAACGGTATCGTGTCCAAGCTGCTTGAACAGAGTCAACGGAAACGCAATTCCTTGACTGATTTGTCCACGAAGTTTGACGGTCTTGATACGAAAGTGTTTGCTGCTCAAGAATTGATACGGTGGCTTGTCTTCAAGAACGCTATCAATGCAAATATAAATGCACATATCACCTTTCTTGAACTCCCCCTTCTTGATGCACACCTGCCATCCCTTGATGGTTGCGAGTTCCAACGCATCGGCGTTGGGATGTGGTTTGACTTCGATAATTTCTTCGATTGTAGCGACTTTCATAACTTTACTTTAGACTATATAGTGGTTACTGTCAACAAAAAACCCACCTTTCGGTGGGTTTTCGTATCATATGTGGATCGTTATCCTACTTTCTGTTTCATATATTGATCAAAATGTTCGGCACCCTGTTTAAGGTTATCAAACTTGTTGATCAAGACCGTGTTATCTACACTGGAATCTCCTCCTTTGGAGTGAGCAACCACATGACCCTTTACGAGGTCGTCGATTGGCATATCTTCTCCGGTAACCGCGTCTTTTCCGTTTTGACGAACATACACTGTGAGTGCTTCTACATCAGAGATGGTACGACGTTTGTCTTTGGCTAAGATACCAATTGACTTCAATTGTTCTGGATTATTGACGTAAGATTCAAATGACTTTTCCCATTCAGAAAAAATTCCATCAAGTTCATCTTTGTTACGATGCGCCTTACGAGTTTTCAATCCGTATGCACTTTCAACTGGTTTACCGGTAACAGGATCAATTTGAACGACCAATTGATTTTGAACTGGATCAAATGTTTTGACTTGAGATAGGTCACAATGAGTCACCCAGAACCACATGAAGAACTTACGAGGATCTTCATATTCAACTTCACAATTCTTCAAGTAATACTTTTCAATGTGGAACAATAGAGAATACAGTGTAAACAGTGTACCTTTGTTAAGCAACATACCCGAGTTACGTTGAACGTTGTTGAATTGAACCATATTGTGAATCAATGTCAACCTATCCTTTACGGTATTCAACAACTTTCTGAATGATCCTTCCTTGGAATATCGTTCATATAGATTATCCAATGATTGAATTCCTACACTGAAGTGTGCGTTTCTATCAAAGTCATCTTCAAACAAACAAAGTTCAGCCAGAGTGCGTTCCATTTCGTAACGTCCAAAGCTAATCTTTGTCCATCGTCCTACAACTTTTCCAGAAGTTGAAGTTGTGACTTCAAACAACGGATGAAGTTTGAATGTCTTGTGTGTTTCCGCGTCATATCGTGCAGTTTTACGAATGGCGACACATGCTTCTCCACCAAATGCGTTCCGCATTTCTTGGTCATTAAGCTTGGTTTTGTTGTTGATCTTACGAAAGATGTCAGCAATTTCATCAATTTGATAATTGACATACTGAGAGACATCAAAAGTACGTTCAACGAGAACATCCTCAAGGTATGAATCCAATTCCGGACTATACTGACGAAGATTGTTCAATTCTTTCCATGACATTCCACCCATGTTCAAAATCTTTCCTTGATATGGAACAATAATGTCATCATCCAAGTGATACTTGCTATCATCTTGAAAGAAGTCATAAATGGCACGAAGACGTTGACCACCTTCAACAACTTGCAACTTTACATGACCAGTGTCATCAGCAACTTCACGAATATGAAGTTTATCAAAGTGACTAAATCCGTCCTTTGCGAACAATGTTGATACCCATTGTCTTCCAAAGCCAGACCAGCCGGTTACTTGTCCACGTTGATAATCTTCGGGAAATTCAAATCCTTTGGATTTGAATGTGTTGATGATAAACTTGATTGAATAGTGTTTACGATCAACTCGCTTGTGGTTTGATTGAACTACAATACCGTCTCCAACGACCTTATTGAGTTTTTCCTGCGTTTTAGAGCCAACGATTGGCGTCTTGTATATTTTATCAGTCATATGTAATTGTAACCACTATAACTCAACAGTTTAAACTTCCAAGTTTTAGACTAATGATGTTGATACTAATCACTCTATATTTCTGTTAGTATCAATAACAGTGTCTTTCACCATTGACTTACAATCGTCACACTAAAACATATTATGCGACTTCCTCAAAGATTTCTTTTTTTGTTGTTGGCTGAGACTTTTGTGTTTCAAATAACTTTTCTGACTTCTCAATCACCGATTTGATAAAGTCATCGGTAAGACCAGTATACACACCTCTAGCAAGATCTTCTTTGACAGCACCTTGCTTCCATTTTGGGAGTTTAACAAATTCTTCATTGTATACCTTTTTGTAGAGTTCAGCCATTTGCATATTGATTAGAAAGAAGTGGAGATTCGACTAGCGTAGCCCATGTTGCTGCCTTTGTTCATACGATAAGAAACCTTGCTGTAGTTATCAAACCCCGCCTTGGAGGTAATAACGATGCTGCCGGCCGTTTTATGACCGTAGTGTACGTAACCAAATGGCTTCTTCTTGAGTGCAATCTTTTCTCCACATGCAATACACACCTTGAATCCAAGATTGAGACGTTCTTCAGGAATTTCGTTTCCACATCCACAGTTCTTCATACGGTACAGACTGTACCATCAAGATTACAAAAATCAAGTTTTTTGTAAAGCAAAGGTAAAAGAAAAATTGATGATCGTTTTGATGACTATGTATGAGTGAACATCAGCGTTATTTGCTGAAACGAAAGGAAATCTATGAAGTATATATTTTTGTCACTACTGTTGGCATTATCTGTGAGTGCTCAAGATCAAAAGAGGCCAGAACGTAAGGGTCCACCTCCCGGTGAACGTCCCAAGTTGACTGAGGAACAAAAAAAGCAACGTGCTGAACTTGTTGCAAAGTATGATGCAAACAAGGATGGCAAGTTGGATAAGGAAGAACGTGCCAAGGTTAGTGAAGATGATCGCAAGTTGTTGAGAAGTTTTGGTCCTCCTCCGGGTGGTCCGAAAGGTCCAAAACATGATGGTCCACCAAAAGATGGTGATCGTCCAACCAAACCAAAGAAGAACTGATAAACAAAAAACCCCACCGTTAAAAGTGGGGTTTTATTTTTAAGAGATATCCCAGTGAAAGTCAATTGATACTTTATGTTTTGAAAACGTATCTGATGCCATTGTTCGAAATTCGTTAAACGTGTCATCGACTTCTTGTTTTGAATGTCCAGTTATAGACAGGTCAATTACGAATTTATATCTATTTGTTGATGGAGATAAATCCCACGCTGGCTTTGTATAAGTAACTTCACTAAAAGATCCTTCTAAAAGATGTCCTAGAGCCTTAATAGATGTAACAATAGCATCTTTGTTGTCAGAAATGATAGTAAGCTTAATTTTTACAGGTTTACTGTGTGAAATAGGTAACGTGGTTACTTCTTTTAAATTAGTATTTATCTCTCTTGGTATCATATTTCAAATAAATATCTATAAAAAACAAAACCCCACCAAATTAATAGTGGGGTTAGTATTAGTTCTTTAAATGTTTACTTCTTACAAATAAATGATGCATATACATTTTCCGCACGTTGCAACGCATCATGTAATGGAATATCACCGATATATTCAAGTGATTTACCGCTTTTTTCAGCGTTGTATTGAGCTAATTCTTTTTTTGTAGACCACTCTTCTCTGGTAATACAGAGCATTTCTTTTAGAATTTCCCAACGTAGTTCGTAGGGGGTTTTATTATTATCTGCCATATGTTTCCTTTGTGTTTGTGTGTTATGATAGCCACGATTGACTATCACACATACATATACAAGAAAAAACCCTACTAATTTATTTTAATTTTTTAGAACTTGGAATAAAAACTTCTTATATTCTTCCTTAATTAAAATAATCCAACTATCCAACAACCTTCACTTTCATAGATAGAGTGATCCTTAAAAAACTCAGTGATTGCTTTACGAACCTCATCACGTCCATAGTCATGTCCAGCTATTACTCCTCCATTTTTTACCTTTGGAAACCACGCATTGATGTCCTTTCTAACACTCTCGTAGTCATGTGCAGCATCAATGAAGACAAAATCCAGTGAGTTGTCCACATACAAGGATGCGCCATCCCAAGACAAAGACTTGACTGGATTGATTTGGTGTATTACGGGTTCTATGTTTTTGATGAATACATCATACAGACCGTTGAAAAGATCCGGTGATATTTCTGTTTGTGGTGATGCAACAACGTCCCATGTGTCTACACAGTCAAATCTGATGTCTTTCTCTGAATTGATAATTTCTACAGCCATGTAAGCAGCACTCATTCCTTTCCATGTTCCAACCTCAACAAAGTGAGAACCGCTGGGGAATTTTTTAACAACTGTGGAGTACAACTCGGGATAATCGAACCATGTTTCTCCCAAGTTTTGGTAAAAATGTTTCATATGACAATAATCGTAATTGACTATAAATTATATAATAAATAAAAAGACTACCAATTTATTTTAATTTTTTAGAACTTGAAATAGTAACTTCTTATATTCTTCATTGCCTAACGACTTACCATCAAGCAACTTGAACAAAAAAGCCGCACGATTAGTATTACCATAAGCTGAAATTACTTGTTCAGCCTGTAACTTACGACTTGGTAACGTCTTGAGTCGGTTATTCACAAACTCATTCATACCATTCACGATAAGATCCACTTCCTTCTTGGCATCACAAATACGGCTAATCATGCCACGACACTGTTCAGCCAATTCATAATCAAAGGTGGTAAAGATATAGTTATAAAAAGTCTGATAGTCAGGCATACCCTGTTCCAACCACACATCCATAACCTTTTCAATGTTTGACAACTCGCTCTTCATGTGGTGAAGAGCAAGATACCACGCACCCTTTACCTTGTGAAGCATTTGGTCATTCTTTGAATAAACAACCACACCTTCCTTACCTCTCCATTGGTCAACATCCTTTAACAGATCTTCAACACCAGAAAAAGTATAGGTAGGAGGGCGTTTGAGATTAAACTCATTGGCCATCTCATTCAAACGGGATTGAGACCACACAGAGTAGTGATCGTGATTTACCACGCCAACCAAATACCAGTCTGGTTCATCACCATAGTTCAACACAATCTTGTTGATAGGACTAACCCACTCAAACAAAATAGAATAGTGCCAACTACCGTTTATATCGACGGGCAAACAAACATCAAGGGTCTTGAGAATAGTATCCTTGAAAACTTCCAACTCATGACCATTAGCCATAGTAGAAGCATCAACAGTTCCACGGGTACGTAGAATGTATTTGCCGTTATGCTTGCTAACAATCAACAATGAACCATCAAGCTTTTCAACCACGGTACAATGATTCAACGAATTGGGAACTGGAAAGTGTTCAGGATTCTCGCCCCAGTTGGTAAACTTTGGAAAGCCTGCACTGATAACTTCACCAGCATAATTCACAACCACACTACGCATGTGCTTGTTGTCTTGTCGCCATTTCGTGCCGATATGTTGCGGTTGAATCAAATGAACGATTTCTCCGTTGAGAAAGTGTTCATGCACCATGAATTGGGTGAGGTCAACCTTTTCTATGTCAATCTTCATACGTCTAATTTACCATGACTTTGCAGAAAGTCAACTCAAATTCATAAAAATTTAGAACCAGAAACGTGAACCAATAATTGTTCCATAATATGATTATTTACACGAAGCAAAATGCCAGAGCAACAGCCACGCAATAATGATCAAATAGAAGGCGTGAGTAAGCCAACGCCCATTCATTCCGAGGAAGATTCCCAACAGAAATGCAAGGGTTGCTTTGGTCATTTTAGTTCTGGTTAGTGGTTACTTCGATTGTCTCAACTGGCTTACCAGTGATGCTTGCTTCAGCCTTATTGAGTAGACCTTGAATGATGTTCTTGATCTTGGACCGAAGTTGGCCGTTCAAAAATAAATGGTCAACAATTAGTGCAAGTACCACCCAATAAACGATTTGGCGGTGTTCCTTGATGAAGTTTTTGATATCAGACGTTACAGTGTTATTCATATTTTTTGTTTCTTCAATTAGATCTTCCATTGCTCGATCACGTTCAGCTGGATCAGCAAATTTCAGTGTCGATGAACTGCCAACTAAAACGATGTAATAAGGATGATCATCTTTTTCATCCGACACATTCTTTTTATAGAATGTCTCTAGTTGAGACAGATTAACCGATTCATCTCCTTCAATAGAAGGATATTGCTTTTGTGTAAGTGTATAGTAACTCATAAATTATCCAATTCGTAGTGCGTCAACAGCGTTGGTCTTTAACAGTTCAGAGTTTTTGCCGTAAAGGGACTCAACATCTTCATGTTTACCATAATACCATTCTTCATTAAAGTCAATCACAATCTTCATGGTCTCAAACTGATCAACGTCGTTGTATCCACCTTCATAACCACGCACAACTACCCGTAAATCTGGTGGGTACATTTGTAGTCGTTTAATTAATTGGTCTACATTCATATTAGTCAACAAAAGTTACATTTTCAAATCCAACGATACGACCACCCTTTGCATTAATATTATCACTAATCGTCACTTGATAAGTGTCTGGTCTAATTCCAGTAATGTAGAGGTTCTCATACTTACGAGAACCCTGTTTAACATTAACTTTCTTACCAACCACATCATCTGATATGGTCAAAAAGTTTTCCTTAACCCATTGTTTCAACATTTCATCTTCTAAAGACTTCTTGACATAGATCATATCATCCAAAATATCTACAAGTTCAGCATCACAAAAGGCAAGATTAACCTTAGATTTTAGATATTCTGCCAAATTATAACCATCCAAGTCATATTCAAAGAGACAATTAAAAATGTCATCTTCATATGTCTCACGTGGCTCATCAGCAGTGATAGACTCATTCCATTTCTGGTAGTTATCAACCATCCTAACAAATGCCTTGTTGGCACGATTAACAGTCTTCTCACTGAGTACAGGACGCTTTACTGCATCTTTTAGGTTCATGTAGGTTTGTTCAGTCATGATTGAACTTTACCATACATCCGTGAACAGTCAAGAGATTTTTTGAAGTTTCCAATCAGGAATTTGGTCTTTGAACCAGAAAAAATCCTCATCGAAGCTGTAAAAGAAATGTTGTTCAGTGGCAGGATTATACGCTTCAATGATTGTTCGATCATGGAGTTGTCGTTGTTTGCCACGAAACTCCATGTGAGCATATTTAGACTTAATTTCTTCTGGAACGTGTACGTTCATAATAGCCTGGAAAATTACGTTCAATATTTGATTCAATTATCTTAGACGCTTTAGAATCTAAAATTTCACCACCACAAGTGTCACAACGTTGAATTGTTACATCTTTGGTTACGAGACTTCTTCCCCCACTTAATTGTGAGAAATAATTGACAGTTACATCTTTGTATGTACCTGTCTCACATTCAAAACATTGTGATGGTCTAATATTCATTTTTCAGCAATCCAATCGTGGAACTTCTGTGGCAACAAAAGATAAGCCACGATCAACATGATAGAAATAATTGTAGGTGACACATCAAGTTTGAATTGTGTGTAAAACAACACACTCAATCCCAACGATAAACCCAAGTTAAACAACATTGCCAAAAATATTTTCATAGTTTTATAGATCCGTGTAGTTTTTCAATTCCAACTTTCCATTAGTCAACACAAGATACTGATTCAAATGACAATCAATACAAATGTTGTTTGCGTCTGCAATGTTCATCACACCTTCGGTGATATGCTGTTTTGCTCGTCCGGTTTCCCATTGACTGGTATGACCCACAATTTGTCTCAAGTCATCAATAGGACTGAATTCATAATCAAAGTCACACCAAACGATTCCTCCAGCTTTAAATCGTCCTCCACGACTGTGGCCAACTTGGTAAAACCAATGAACATCGTTTGAAATCAACTTGGAAGAAACTTGTTGTGTCTGACTATCAAGGTAATTGAATATATCTGTATTGGTTTTGAGATGTGGTGGCAATAGTCTGTTATCTAACCCAGCATGAGTCAGTAGAATATCGTCCAACACAATAAACCAATGAAACTTGTTACGAACAGATCCACGGTCTTTACCCAACGCATCGTCAATGGTTCGATATTTCCATTCTTCGTAACCACTGCACATTGCACTTTCGTTGTAATATAGATAATGAATATCGTGGTTACCAAATAGAGTGTAGTTTCTCGGATCTGGTAGAAATGTGTCTCTCAGATATTTGGTAGTTGCTTCGTAATCCAAAGGGCTATCATATACAAAGCTATCATACCAATCACCAAGACAGATGTTGATATCCGCATCCTCTCGTTTGATGATGTTATCAAGTTTTTGAATGTCATTGTGGGGGTCAGCCACAATGACAACCTTCTTTTTCTTTGAGTTCAACGTTAACATGGGTGAAATATACACCATGAACGGGCCTTTGTCAACCACTTACTGAAGTTTTAAATTGGCATGATACAAGTTGTTCTCAATTCGACCACGATGTTCAGTAGGAACCAGATGTTTATAATTGTCCGACAATAACAAACGGGCGGCATCTCTTGAATCTTCGAAGAATCCCATGTGATAGGAAGACACTACATAATAGTCGAGTGCCTGCCATCCAGTGTCTACGTATGCGTCTTTTTCAACCCATACCACTCGTTTATCAGGAAACGGATATTTATTTCGTATTGCGATACTAGAATACAAATACAAATTAGGAACATCATCAACTCTATTGAGATAATGTCTGCACAGAGCCATTATTGCTTCGTTACGAATTGGATCAAAATTAAAAGCTCTCTTCCAATAATCCAATGCTACATCAATATGACCAACATTTTCATTCATACAACCAATCAAATAAAGTCCGTAGTAAACGTACTCTGCTTTTGCGGGAATTTTGAATAGATTGACATTTGGATACTCTGGAATATGTTGTTTGATGTACTGTTCAAAGTAGAATGTAGCACGGCGTACAACTTCTTTAGCGTGATCCAATTTAAACGGAAAGATTTCACCGTTAACGGTATCGTTATACGATTTACCCACATAAAACAGATGGTAAAGATCTTTACAGTTTTGTTTGGTAACAACCTGATTTTCCAATTCAAGTGCGTCGATGAAAAACTTGAATGGATTTTCCCACGTTACACCACCGGGCAACAACACATGGCGAAACTTGTGTGAAAGCATTCCAACGCTGTATGTTTGGTTGTCTTTCATGTGAATAGTTTCATGTCGTTTATCATCAGCGAAGTACCATGGCAATCCTGTCTTCCACAACCACATACGATAATAGTCATAATTGCCACTACGAGCAACCATATTCCAAGCATCATGACTTTTGATAGTGTCCCAATCAAAATCTTCATCAACTTCTAAGATTTCGTCAGCGTCCATACGTAAAATATAATCACATCCATGATTAGATTGCAAACAATGTTGAAGAGTATGGTTACGATTATAACCGGGGTATTGCCATGGCTCGTAATACAAAATACCCGGAATATTCTTGCTTTCAAAGAAGTTCTTGATGATATCCTGTGTTCCATCGGTAGAACCGTTGTCTTGAATAACCCAGTAATCAATATATTTGTAGGCAGATTCAAGCATTCGTTCAATGACGGCTGCTTCATTCTTGACCATTGCGTTCAATACAATTTTTACAGTTTTGTTCTTCATATTAAGGTGTAAAATCTATGTTTGCACGTTGTTCTTCTTCCCCGGATCGTGCATAATTTTGTCCGAGATAAAAATCTTTCACTGAATCTGGGTTTTTTGGATTGTATCCCCAGTCTACTTTTCCCAACTCTTCAAATCTGGCTTTAATTTTGCCCGTATAATGGTTTTGAATGTATCGTACATGACGCATAATGTCACCATGATACTCCCATCCCAATCCTCCATTACTAACTTTGGTGTTATGATCGTAAAAATACTGAATCGAACAAAAGTGATGTAGATGAACCATTCGCGTGTTCAAAAACGTTCGTAACATCAGTTCATAGTCATCGGCACTATTAAGATATCGATTATGTCCACCAATTTTAATGTAAAAGTCTTTCTTCCATGACTTTGGATGGTTAAACAAACTCCACAAACGCCTTATACTCAACGGATTTACACTTGGTGCGCATGCCACTTTCATGTCTCTATCATGAAATGGATGTTTTACAGTGTAATATGATCCATATCCCCATGCGTATGGATCACCATAATCTATTTCTTGTTTGGACTCAAAATGCATTTCAACCCAATCAGCATAAACAAAACCACACTCTGGGAATTTTTTGTGAGTAAATAGTATTTTTTCTAACGCTGTAGGTGTAAAAGCGTCATCATGGTCCAATTCAACAAGATAGTTTGATGAACAATGCGTTGCTGCACTAAACTTGTTGAATCCTATTCTGGAATATCCAGACTGATTTGCGTTTTTGTTAATGTTGATACGACCATCAGTTTTTGCCAACTCTTTGACAATTTCCCATGTCGTTTCATCGGTAGAATCATCATAAATTGACCATTCCCAGTTTTGGTGGGTTTGATTTATTAATGATTCGTATGCAACTCTGATTCTATCTTTTGTGTTACACGACGCGGTATATACCGAAATCTTGTTGAGAGAATTATAATTGGTTATACTATTTTTGATGTATCGATTAAAGAACTCTTCTACATAATAGTTTGATCCATTACACTCCCACTCTTGTTTAGACAACAAATAGAGTTTGGATTTAAGATGTTCTTGCCACCGTGATACAATAGGAAAGTGATTAAGGTTCCCAATAACTACAACGATATCGGGTTCCCAATTATTGTAGATCTCAGTGAAGTTAGAATCATCTTTAAACGTTGTTGTTTCAATCCCAGAATATTCTGGTTGATAACTTGGTGCGTTTGTAGATAAATCAATAGTTTCAGAAAGACCGTATATAACAACCTTTACTATTTTTAAAGGCATAGATCAATATTCAGTATCAAAGAAAAACACTTGAAACAACCTACAATTTTCAAGCGTTCGACCAAAATAATCACGACTCATGTGATATGCCTTTCCACGATACAATACCAACCGATTGAATACATTGCCAAAGGTATCAACGGTTTCCCACTTGGTTACATCACTTCCATCAGCATCAGCGTCTTTTGCCTGTTCATCATTGAGTTCTGTTGAAAAGTACGCACCTGTTGGTTTATGACGATACGTAGCTGTACCTCCAGTCAACGGTGCATTTGGAGTCAAATAACATATTCCCGCCCATGTATTGAATGAATCAGCATGAATCCACGACTTTTCCCATGCATAGGTGATTTGAAAAGATCCATTGTAACCATCATTCGGAAACGATGTGATACGACCACCTGCGTTCAAAACAAGAGCCTGAATGGTGTCACGAATAGAATCATTGACCATCGGTTCAGTTCTTGCTCCCGGATAATTTCCACGTACCTTAAATTCTTGACCCAATGCAAATTGCCGAACTTCAAGAGGATTCGTATAAAAATCGTCTGTGATAATAACATTTGTTCTCATATTTGATTATAACTATTGTTTGTATGTGATTCTACTATTTTTTTAAATGTGTAATTACGAAGTTTTCAATACACAAAGCATTCATCTTGTTTCTCACAAAACAACGCATTGCATCATATGGCGATTCAACGATAGGTTCATCATTGCCATTGAAACTGGTGTTCATTACCAATGGTACACCTGTAAATTCATGAAACTTAGATATCAACTTGTGATACTTCAAATTAACATTTTTTGAAACTGATTGAAACCGTGAAGTATTATCAATATGAACCACAGCAGGAATCTTTGACGCCCAATTTGGATTCACTTGACTGGTCACCAACATAAACGGTGAATAAACACTCAACGTAAAGATCTCAGACGCATACTCTTCAAGAACAGACGGTGCAAATGGTCTATACCATTCACGTTTCTTGATCTCAGCATTCACATATTCTTTCATCCACGGTGCACACGGTGAAGCTAAAATACTTCTGTGTCCCAAAGCACGTGGTCCGATTTCTGATCCTCCACTGAAATATCCAATCACCTTATTTTCTGCCAACATCTTGGCAATCGCTTCAATTTGTTCATCTTCAGAATCATAACGTTTAACCACAAAATTGTGGTCGTTAATTACATCCATATACTTGTAAACACCATATGCGATATCAGTTTCACTATATTGTTTACCAAAGTACGCATGTTTCATCTGAGATGTAGTTTCTTCGTATCCCAAGACAACATGTCCATACCACGCACATCCCAACGGAATACCACTATCATCAGCTGGCGGTAAAAAGAAGTAATCCTTATATAATCCCGATTTGATCAACTGTTCATTGGTGTTACAATTCAAGAAACATCCACCAGCAACACACAAGTTATCACTGTTTGTTTCACGTTTGGCATGTTCAGCCAAAATCGTTATACCCCTTTCAAGTGATCTTTGATAAAGTCCAGCAATATTTGCACGTTCCTGAAATCCAGATTCATGGTTCACATGAGAATGATAAAAATGTGGCCAACCAAATACCTTAAACGATTTGGTTGCGGGATTGATATCAATCAAATCCGGTTGTTTCTCCAACCATTCAGTATCAGCGTATGATGCCAATCCCATCAGTTTTCCAGCTGCCCATGTATTGGTTTCAGCGTTGTACACCAATTGACGTGTTCCAGTTCCATAAAAATATCCCAAACTATGTCCGTCACCATTGTTAGGATGGTCTGGATGATGCATGGGATATGAAACCCACTTCTTGTATACTTCTTTGTACTTTTGATCACGTTTGAAATGATAAATGGAATGTCCTTCGGCAAACTCACCTCGTCTAAACGGATAATCATTATTGTACCAATCAGCAGTTTTGTTGTTGAACACACTTCCCATTGCATCAACAACAACAACTGCTGCATCATCAAATCCCGAAGAATAAAAAGATGAAAACGCATGTGCCAAATGATGTGGAATGTACACCAACTTATCAAGTGACAACTTTGTTTCGTTTACAAAGTGTTGTTCAACATGATCAGAAGCGTTCTTGTAGTCTTCTGTGAAGTTATAGACGTACAAATCAACTTGATCAAACCTCAATCCATAAGCGTCCAAACAGTAGTAAATGGACGCAAATGGAACATCGTAATCAGGTGTATGAGCATCTTTCCACGCACCATCATGTTTGATTCTTGATAGTCTTTCCTGTGAAATACCAATTTTGACTTGTCCATCAACAATCAACACAGCACCTTTATCATGACCGATTGAAAACCCCATTGTAATCATATTTTATGAACTATTTTATTGAACAAACTTGTTGCTTCTTTATTGTGAATATTTCGTTTAGAACCCTTTGCATGTTTTTGACATACATTACGAATCCATCCACTAGTCGAACCAACATCAACTGTGCTTCCACATTCCTCACATATATATTGGGTATACGATTCATAAAAATCAACAATCGAAGTGATTCTTTCATCACCGCCAATATAATAAAATCGAAGAGTTCCAAATTTCTCCTTTATTTGTACAGCAGTAACCTGTGGAATAGGAGTTTGATTGTCACGTAAATAATGATATCGTGAACGCTTATATATTGACCACAACTTCTTATACCAAGGAAGTTTGTTGTAATGCTGAGTCAAATTTTCATAGTTGGTCTCACTAAAATCAATCGTTGATTGAATAGCGGCAAACATTCTATCCAAATGCAAAAACCAACCATCTTTACACTCAAATCCAAACATGCCATAACAATGTTCTTTGTTATAATTTGACACAGTTAGAATCTTTGGATATTTTTTAATCAAATATTCTTCAAGTTCTTTATTCATGCACTAAAGGTATATGTTTGTGAAATAGCACTGTCAAATGTAAATCCCTTTGGATCTAAATTAATATTACACACTGCAGCATTATCAATAATATTTTTAATATCTCGTTCAACATGTTCAGAACTGAAACACTCAGTTGAAACCCATCCCTTCTTAAGAAGAAGAGTCAGAATTTCTTTGGCTGCATAATTAGAATTATTCATAATTTATTTGATGTCAAAAATTGTTCTGGTTACGTTTTTCATGATTGCATTGATTGCATCATTCTTTCCCTGTTCACGACCCTCAGAATATGTTTGTTCCACAATGATCTGAAGCAACTTTTTTAATGAGGTCACTTTGATTGACCTATTCAAAGTAATCGATATTACATCTGGATAATCATATGCGATTTTGATGCTATGACCAATTAAAGGTCTTGCAACAAATCCAAGATCCGTCAAAAACTTGTGACTTTCGTCGTCTAATAATTGTGATGTAGGCATAACCAGTAATATATACTAACAACTTTTCTTTATCAAGACATAAAAAATCCCCACATGTTTTTATAATGTGGGGATGTTGTTACTTAACGTGATGATCTGCTTTCCTAATCTGTTTCTGATTCATGATACTAACAATTTCATCAAACAACAGAGGTTTGGCATGACCATCCCATCCACAATCCAATGTCAATCCATCAGCACTATCCACTTGAGTTGCTGGATAACTGTAATGACTGTGACCACACAACATATATGCTCCCTCCTTCATGTTTTCCCAAATGGCAATAGGAAAATGATTCAGAACCACATATCGTCCATGAATGACGCACTCATGATGATAGCCAAGAATAGTCACATTGCGATATCGATATGGATAAACCTCAATATCATCCTGACAGTATCTAGCACAAATCATGTTTCGATACATCTTGAACAACGGATTAGGATGATTACCCCAAATCAATTTGATGTTTTGACACACAATTCGATCCAGATACGTTTCAAACTGCTTTTCATCAGTGTTCAAACAGAAATCACCCAGTGAAAACAGAATATCATCCGGACCAACCAGTTCGTTGATTTTGGCAATAACAGCACTATCATGTTCCTCGACGGACGAATATCCACGCTTACCCCAGATAAACTCCTTCTTATGACCAAGATGTAGGTCACTTACAACCCAACACTTGGCATCATTATATTTTGCAACTTTCATGGTATATACTGTACTATCGGTTCACGATACATTCAATCAAATTCTTCAGAAATTCATCATAATCGTCGTAGTAGAACACAAAATCTTCCTTGGGTCCATCTACAACCATCGAATTGTACGTCTTCAAGATCATTTGAGTTTGAAACTCAACATCAAACTTTCGACGATACTCGGGTTCACAGTAAATGAGAATCTTTTGCTTCTTGGGACTCATCAAGTTTCGTTCCAAAGCTGCACCCAACTCAAACAACGTGATCGGACCCAACGTTTCATGACTGAAATAAAATGAAATGATGTCTGCTTGATGCAGTTGAATGTACTCCCATTCAATCTGAACAGCACTTTCGTTTGGATCGTTGAAGTCGAAATGTTCCCGTCTTGGATTGTAGACGGTTCCATTACACAAACGAATTCGTTCAAATAGATTTTTCTGCCAATCTTTAGCACCCGTAATAGTGCCTGCAAAAAATACAGACGGATACGGAACATTCAAACATTCGTAACTTGGTGCCTCAATATATTTCATGACAAACTGTCCTCCATAATTCTTTTTTGTTTGGTGCTGTAAACCTTATCGGTGTTCGTTAATGCTTCGTAAATCTCACGCCAATCTTTGGTGCCATCAAATCCTGCTTTATCATCAAGTACAAAATTGAAGTAAAACTTGCTTTGAAAGTCACACAACGTTGTATTAGGACATTCAGGATTACAGTTAATTCCGTTAAAATTCAAATCAAAACGTTGAACCACATCTTGAATTGATGTCATATAACTGCTGGTCCAAAGAATGGTATAATGATCTGGACTATTGAATAGATAGTCAAGAGTTTCCTTGGCATATGGATAAATGACTGCCCCATCATTAAATCGGTTATACGTACCCGTAATGATAGTATCATGCATGTCAATTGCCCAATACAACTTTTGCCATTTACGTTCAATTTTTTGTTTCTGAACGTGTTGAATAATTTGAGTCCAAGTTTTCATACAAACAGTTCACTTACACTTTCATTCTTGTTGATACTACGAATAGCTTTAGCAAACAACATACTTACATCCAATTCTGTAACATTAGCTGGTTTAAATCCAATATTACCCCATGTATTTGTTGTATTGCTATGAATAAATTCGTCAATACTATTATTCTCTGCCAATCGTTTGATACCCATATCAGTCAAACAACCATGCGTAACAGCACAAGTTACCTTTGTAGCACCTTGTTTCTTACATTCATTAGCCGCCTGAACCATT